CCTTGTTTTTTTGTGCGCAAAACAGGTTGCAGTATTTACGAAGACAGGCCAGAAAACCCATGCAAAAGTTTTAGGTGTGGATATTTGATGCACCCGTTTTTTCCTGAGTGGATGCGCCCTGATCAATGCGGAGTTATTGCAACGCCTCGTCTTCACTTATATAAAGAAGGGGAAGAAACTAAATCGTTGAGTTACTTACATTTGACTGAATACGGTAAGCCTATGTCTGGGCAGGTTTTGTGGTGGTTTGTGGAGAAGTTTTTAAGTGGGGATATCCCCAATATGCTAATCAATATAGAAGGAGGACACCACCGGCTTGGGGTGCCGGAGTTTTATAGAGCAGATTTGTAGGTTAGAGGAGTAAGATTGTGTTGATTACGGTTGATTTTGAAACATACTACGACAAAATTTACACTTTGACAAAATTGACCACTGAAGAGTACATACGTAGCCCACTCTTTGAAGTGATTGGGGTGGGAGTAAAGGTAGGTGATACCCCTGCGCAATGGGCAAGCGGTACACACGAAGAACTTAAAGTGTGGCTTAAGCAATTTAATTGGGCCGATAACGTTGCCCTTGCCCATAATGCGATGTTTGACGGTGCGATCCTTAACTGGATCTTTGATATCCGGCCTAAGTATTGGTATGATACCTTGTGTTTAGGACGTTATCTGCACGGCACTGAGGTGGGAGGATCTCTTCGCGCGTTGTCAAACCGCTATAACATAGGGGTCAAGGGCAACGAAGTGATCAACGCTATGGGTAAGCGCCGAGGTGACTTCACTAAAGAGGGGTTAGCTGCGTACGGAGACTATTGTCTCAACGACGTTGAGCTTTGTTTTAAGCTTCTTTTAGAGATGGCCTCTTACGTGCCTGTATTTGAGTGTAAGCTCATTGATTTGACCATAAAAATGTATACAGAGCCGAGACTACAATTAGATGTAAGTTTGCTTGAGCGGCATCTGCAAACTGTGAAGGAAAACAAACAGACTTTGATTACCCAAGCCGGGACTGTTACCGAAGATTTGATGAGCAATCAAAAATTTGCTGAAATGCTACGAAGATGTGGGGTGACCCCCCCTACAAAAATTAGCTCTACAACGGGTAAAAAAACGCTTGCTATGTCCAAGAGCGATGAATCTTTTATGGCGCTTCTGGAACACCCTGACGAGCAGGTGCAAGCTTTGATGACCGCACGTTTGGGTGCAAAAGCCACTCTTGAAGAAACTAGGACAGAGACTTTGATTGGCATTGCTCGCCGCAACGCTGGAACGTTGCCTGTACCTTTAAAGTACTATGCTGCACACACTGGTCGTTGGGGCGGAACAGACGACTTGAATTTGCAAAACTTGCCAACACGGGGTCAACATGCAAATAAAATTAAACAGGCTATACGTGCCCCTGAAGGGTATGTGTTGATCGATGCAGATTCCGCACAGATCGAGGCACGGGTGTTAGCATGGTTGGCGGGTCAAGATGATCTTGTGCAAGCCTTTCGGGACAAGAAAGATGTTTACAGGGACATGGCTTCTGAAATTTACGATGTACCTCCCGAGCAGGTAAGTTCTTTGCAGCGGCAAGTGGGGAAGATAGCGATACTTGGCGCAGGGTATGGCATGGGCGCGGAGAAGTTTCAGACAATGCTTAAGTCCTTTAAGATAAATGAAGACTTAAAGCAGTGTGATAAAATTATCGCAGCCTATCGTAGTACATATCCCGAGATTGTTTCTCTTTGGAAAGAAGCGACTTCTAATTTAGCTTTGTTAAAGGGGGTTCGCAGTGAGTTGAGATCTCAACCCCGTATTCATGTGTTAATTGACAAGTGCGCTTTTCAGCTCCCCGACGGTCGTTTTTTACGCTACCCGGATTTGCAAGTTGCAGTCAATGGCGGCTTCGTGTACACCCGTAAAAAAACGACATTAAGTATCTATGGTGGGAAAGTCGTAGAAAATATGTGTCAAGCTATAGCACGGTCTATCATTGCTGAACAGATGATTAAAATTTCTAAGCGCTATCGAGCGGTGCTTACTGTGCATGATTCTATTGTATGTTTAGCGCCTGAATATGAACGCGATGCGGCAGTGCAGTATGTGTATGCCACTATGTGTTCGGTTCCTGATTGGGCGCAGGGCTTACCTGTCAGTTGTGAGATAGAGGTGTCTAACCGATATGGTGGAGGGCCAATGTAATGGTTTCCTGGAGCTACAGTAGTATTAAATTGTTCGGACAATGTCCTAAAAAATATTACCATCTTAAGGTGGCCAAGGATTTTACGGAACCTATAACTGACAAGCTTACTTACGGTTCAGAGTTTCATGCGGCGGCTGAACGTTTTGTTAAAGAAGATATACCTTTACCTGAGCGTTTTTCTTTTGCAAAAAGAGCGTTAGAAAAATTGCGTAGTATGCGTGGTACTAAGCTGTGTGAGCACCGAATGGGGGTGACTCGGGATTTTTACCCTTGCAAATTTGAAGCCCCTGAAGCGTGGTGGCGGGGTATTGTAGACCTTGCCATCATCGACGACACCAAGGACAAGGCGTATATCATCGACTACAAGACAGGTCGGTCTGCGCAATATGCTGATAAAGATCAGCTTGAGTTAATGGCTCTTGCTGTGTTTGCGCATTTTCCTTTTGTAAAAGTTGTAAAGGCGGGGCTTTTATTTGTGGTTTGCAACGCGTTCGTTACGGAGCAATATGTTAAAGATAATAAAGACGACGCATGGGAGCGGTGGATAAGAGAAATTTCTAAGTTAGAACAAACTCATGTGTATGGTGTGTGGAACCCTAAACCTAATAATTTATGTGGTTGGTGCCCAGTTAAAATTTGTGAGCATAATAGGGGGTAGTTGTGGAATATAAATATTTTTAATTATATTTAACATGAAAGGTTTAAATATGCCTTATGTAAACAAATCTCGTCCGTATAAAAAAGAGTACAAACAACAAGTTGCAAGAGGAGAGGCCGATGCGCGATTGGCTAGAGCCCGCGCACGATATTCTATTGACAAAGAGGGGGTTGATAAAAACCGTAACGGTAAGGCTGATGTTCGGGAGGGCAAAGACGTAGCGCATAAAGTGGCATTGAGCAAAGGAGGCACAAACGAACAAGGGCTACGTATTGAAAATGCAAAAGATAATAGATCGTTTAAACGAAATTCAAATCATACGCTTACGTCAGAAATTAGTAAGAGGGAACGTGGAAAAATATAGTTGGCCTCGTCCTCCGGGGTTTGAGCCGTTTGCGCATCAAAAAGCAACATCAGAGTTTTTAATAAATAATCGTAAAGCTTTTTGTTTTAACGAACAAGGCACAGGCAAAACCGCATCTGTTATTTGGGCGGTTGATTATTTGATGGGGCTTGGGATATTGCGCCGAGTATTAATTGCTTGTCCGTTATCCGTGATGCACTCTGCATGGCAAGATGATTTTTTTAAGTTTGCTATTCATCGATCCGTTGATATTGCTTACGGTACAGCAGAAAAACGTAAAAAAATTATAAATGGGGCGGCTGAAATTATTATCATTAATTTTGATGGCCTTGGTATTGTTAAAAAAGAAATAATAAAAGGGGGGTTTGATTTAGTTGTTGTTGATGAGGCGTCAGCTTATAAAAATGTGCAAACAGAAAGATGGAAAGATTTGCGCGATATTATTAAGTCAACTAAAGGGCTGTGGATGTTAACGGGCACACCAGCGGCTCAATCGCCTATAGATGCGTATGGATTAGCTAAACTAATTAATCCAGATAATACGCCTAAATTTTTTGGTCAATTTAGAGACATGGTGATGAATAAAGTATCCATGTATAAATGGGCGCCAAAAACCGAAGCAAGTAAAATAATACATAAAATGTTACAGCCCGCCATAAGGTTTGAAAAACATCAGTGTTTAGATTTACCCCCAATAACGTATGTTGATCGGGAAGCTTTGTTAAGCCCGCAACAAAAATCATACTATGACTTACTTAAAAAACAAACAATATTTCAAGCGGACAACGAAGACGTAACCGCTATAAACGCGGCGGTGCAGATAAATAAATTGTTACAAATATCAGGCGGTGCGGTATACACTGACAGTAAAGAAGTGCTTGAATTTGATGTATCAAATAGATTAAATGTGGTTAAAGAAGTTATTGAAGAAACTTTACATAAAACTTTAGTGTTTGTTCCTTTTACACATACGATACAAATGTTAAAACAGTTTTTAGATAAACACCATATATCAAATGAAATAATTAATGGGAACACAACCGTAAAAAAACGATCCGATATTGTTAAAGATTTTCAATCGCACTCTAGCCCCCAGGTGCTTATTATTCAACCTATGGCTGCGTCGCATGGACTAACCTTAACCGCTGCTGACACTATTATATGGTATTCCCCCATAACCAGTGTAGAAACGTATTTACAAGCTAATGCGAGAATTGATAGGCCGGGGCAAAAAAACAACATAACAATAGTGCATATTAAAGGTTCTCCTATTGAAGAACGACTGTACAAATTGCTGCGTAGTAACATGCAACACCACATAAAAATTATAGATTTGTACAAACAAGAGACGCAAGTGATTTGACAATGCCAAAAGTTGTGGTATAATGGCGGTCCCTATTAGAGGAGTTAGTAATGGAAGAAAATTTAATTAGTTTGCCTATGGATCAGTTAGCAAAGGCGTACGTTAGAATTAGAGACGAGAGAGCAAAGTTAAAATTAGAGTACGAGTCGCAAGACAGTGCTTTAAAAGAACAAATGGCAATGATAGAGCAAGAACTACTTAGTGCTTGTAATCGTATCAAAGCCGACAGTATCCGTACTTCGCATGGGACAATTATACGTTCAATTAAATCAAGATATTGGACGAATGATTGGGATTCCATGTATAGGTTTATAAAGGACAATGATGCGTTTGCGTTATTAGAGAAGCGCATACATCAAAGTAATATGAAAGAGTTCTTAAGTGAAAACGAAGATTTATTCCCTATGGGTTTAAATGTGGAAAACGAATACACCATTGTTGTTAGACGTTCTAAGTGAGGATAAAATGAGTGCTTTAGTATTAACCCAAGAAACTCCTGATTTTCTTCAAAAAACTGGCATTAGTGAATTAACTAGACAGCTTGCCGGAAAAAACGCTGGTATTAAACGCATAGTGCCTAAAAACGGCATTTTTCGTAAGATATCCGGTGGCGAAGAAGTTGGTAAAATTAAAGGTACTTTAGAAGTTGTAATTGTTGACGCATCTCCAAATGTTGGGCGTATTTTTTATGAAAAGCAGTGGACCCCTGAAGCAGAGCCGACTGCACCAACTTGTTTTTCAAACGATGGGCGTACACCGGATGAATCAGTTAAAGACCCCCCATCGGATCGGTGCGATACATGTCCT